AACACGATTGGCAGACCGGCCACACTGAGGTTAAGGGTGCGGGCGTTAAACGTACCTGACACGTTATTCGGTGCGTAACTGTCTGGCATAAATGAAGTCCATCCACCAATCTTTTTGAATACGGCACTATTAACCAGGACAACATCGGCGGGTTGCCCCGTTGCGGTTTCGACGTCTACGGCTGCGGCGAACACGGCCTCACGGAATGCTGCGCCAGTTGTGTCGGCGCTGAAGTCGTAATCGACCCCGGCGGTGTCGTTGGCCCATAGTGCGGCTTGAAAGGCGTAGTCCGTTTCGGTGCCGAACGCGCCCAACATGATGCGTTGGTGAGCATCGACGTATGAGGGGTCGGTGCGTTCGATGACCTGTTGGGTCAGGCGTGATCCGGCTGCGTAGGTCACCAGGTTGGCGGTGCCCTTTTTAATGTCAATGTCGACGGAGTTTACTTCGTCGTTTTCGTCGGCTTGCGCTGCGACGATTGCGGAAAGGTCACCGTCGAAGTAGGGCCACGTGATTGTCATGCCCGAACCGACGGCTGAGCTTGGCCCACCGAGTGCGGTAATAACGGGGCGGCCACGGTCCAAGACGCCTTTAATGTCGCGGAGCCAGATCGGGGGAACGAGCCCGGGCGCGTCGGCAAGGGTCTGCACATCGAGTGCACGGTTTTCCGCGTCACCTTTATAGACGGCTTTGCAGTACTCACCAAATGAACGGTACGCACTCATCGGATGCTGAGCCTCGGACGTGTATGCCTTGGCGCTGATGGTTTGTACTTCTTCGCGTAGTGCCTTTAGGGCTTCGCGTGCTTCACTGTCAACCGAATTAACCTCGGCTGATTCGGTTGTTTCTAACATTGTTGCTCCTTCTTCTTCTCTGATTGCGCTTACACCGGCTGCGGAGTAAGCGGGATAGGGGGTTAGTGAGACTTCGAGTAGGTTGGCGGCCGTGTGTTGGATAGCGTCCCGGGCTTTTGACATAATGGATTTGACGGGGTTGAATCCGACCGATAGGCCCTTGATAGTGGAGGTCCGGGCGAGTACGGCGGCATCGCGGCCTAGGGCCGTGTCCACTATCTCAAAGTCAATGTAGAGGCCATCCTCGCGGTTCTCGGCCCCGGTGATCTTCCCGACTGGTTCCCCGTGACGGTAGGCGAGTGGCTTGCCGATCACGTTGGCTAGGTCGAATGAGCCAGGGGCGAATGATTCCCGGACGCCACCGATCATGGTTTCGGAGCCGTAGGGCACCGCCATGCCGTGACCTGACCCGACGATGTCGCCGTCTTTGTCTTCACGCTCTTGAAAGATCACGACTGATTCGGTATTGAGTTGTTTCACCGTAGGGCTCCATTCATATTGAATACTCCGAGGGTCGGTAGGTCTAAAAGGTTTTGGGCGTCTTCCACAGTAATAACCTCCAGCGGTAGGAGCTTGGTTATCACTTCGGCAAGGGCCGCGATGTTGTCACGCAGGAACGCGGTCGTATCAAAGTCGATAACGTAACCGGTCGAGGTGACATCAGGCATGGATAGTCTTTGTGTGACTAGGTTCATTACGGGGCGTAGCGCCGTGTCAAGTAGGTTTCGGTAAAGGTCGACCCGGTTCGAGTACGTGAGTGAGGATCCGGGGACACCGGCCCCGACCCATATCGGGTCCAAGTTCGCCAGGCGAGCAATAGCCACGGCGGCCATATTCTTAGCCTCAACTAGTTGCACGTCGCGGGCGCTAAACCCCATGACTTGCGCGTCGATCGTGTTGTTTAGGTAGGCGGTGCCACGGTTCGCCCGGGCTTCCTCCCACGCGTCGAGTAGTTCGTCTATCTTTTCAGGGGCTAGATCCGGGCCGCTATTCTTTAGGGCGACTGTGGGAATAGGTGTTTCGGAATACATGAGGGTCGCGGCTTCCAATGCTGCCGCTGTAGTGATCGCCGTTGCCCCGTTGGCGAGCCAACCGCCTTCCCCTGACCCGTAGAACTTAATAACCTTGCTTGTGACTTGTTTACCAAGATAGAAAAAAGGTTCGGCGGGTGGTTGCTGGTTGGCTTCGATCCCGGCGTAATAGGGCGGTAGGTCGGTAGTGTCTTCGACCCGCATAACCTCGACAGAGATCGGGTAGCCTGCAAAGTCTTCCTCGATTACGCGCCAATAAGCCCGGTCAAACATGAGTAGATCGGACAGTGTGCGCTGGATGACGTTGGCGTACGGGTAGATCGGGCTCGGCTGTGACAGTAGTTGCCGGGCTGGTACGGGTTGCCCGTCGAAGTATTCTCGCAACGGGAACGCGCTAATGGTGTGCGTGTACGTTTTCAGGGCGTCCACAAAAGCCGGGACCTGCATGGCTGTGGGTCGAGTTGATCGACCGGCCAACTGGTTAGTGAGTAGTGCGTATAGTCCCGAGGATTCACGTACGTGCGCGGTTGCCGGTTCCTGTGCTGTCACCATAGCCTGGGAAATAGACTCTTGGCCGCGCACAACGCGAAGGGCTCGGGGGAACACCATAGGCCGATTGTATCCCTTTACCACTACATGTAATGGTTTACGTGCGTTTGCGTGATTTATGCGTGTCTGCGTGTCGGGCGTCGTGAGCGAATCATCGCCACACTACGAGGAGCTTTAGCCGCCTGGCTAACCGCAAACATTACCGCCCGGGCGGCATAAACCCCGTTGCGTCCCATAGGGGCAGTCAGTACCCAACCGCCTTGCCGCTGGCTTATCTTCGAATTAGCAAAATGTTCTTGCAATACTTGACTGCCGTCGTGGCGTAATTGTTGGCGGCTAAAAAGATCCTGGAGGACTTGCGTTGCGCTGACCGCTTCACGCTGACCCACGAGGGCATCAAACTTTTGGCGTAGCCGCTCAACATAACCAGGCGTCACTTGAATGTAGAGGCTCGGATGCTCGGCCCGGATCTTCTCTAGTTGCTGATCAACCTCGGCTATCGTCCGGTGAGTAGTAACCCGGACAACAATTAGCCCCTCCGGATTTGGTGCGGCGATTGCTACGGCGTGACCCATCCCATCAAAATCAGTTTCGACCGCTACAGACCAGGTGCCCGACTCGGGAAGTCTCACCTGTGGGTCGAGGGTTCCCGTCCACCATTTATCCAGTAGCCAATGATCCGAACGAATCACCCACTGGTTGCAGTACTGCCGCCTAAACGCACTCTCTTCGATGCGGGCCCACTGCTCTGCGAGGAAAGTCTCTCGGCGCTCCGACCACTCAGGGCTCCCCCACTTCCACGTGCTAACAAGTTCCGGGTCGGCCTCAGCCGGTGCACTCCACTCAAGAAGTAGCACGGTCGATGGCTCGTCGTCGTCCAGGCGGTCCAGTGCCCGCTGCCGGTAGGACTGCATGAGATCACTCTGTGAGTCCCCTGCCGTCGAGACCAAATAGATCTGTGGTTGCTCCCGCATAACCATCGTCGGAGCGATCGAATCACTAATGACGCTTTGGGGGATTTTCCATGCCTCATCGCAAAACACCATCGAGACGGAATAGCCGACCCCGGCGCTATCGTTCGCAGCATGAATGAGCCAGCGATCGCCCGAGGGTAGTTCGATCCCGGCGGCCTCATTGCCCCACTTCACGGCTTTTTTCCCGTAAGTCTCAGTCGCCCACAATCCCGCCGGCCTCATAACCTCCATCGCGGTCGAGCGCTTGTTAGCCACATGCAAAATAGTTTGAGTCTCACCAAACTGCTCCCCATGATGCAGCCGCCACATGCAAATAGCCCGGCTTAGCCACGACTTGCCCGACTGCCGGCCCACAGTAATAATCACAGCCGACCAAACGAGCTTCATATCGGCGTCATGCTCCAGCGCCCGATCAAGTGCGTAACGCTGCCAAGGGAACAATTCCATCCCAAAAACGGTAGTGAGCCACTCGGCGGCCTCCTCACCAAACGACCCTGTAACCGCGCTAGGCGCCTTAGTCTCTAAACGAGGCATTACGAACCCTAAGGCGTGAAGTCGCGGCTCTGTCGCCTTGTACCGGCCCTCCTCGGCCCCACTTGGGGGGAAAGGCCTG